GAATTGATACTCCAGAAAGTAGAACAAGAGATAAAGCTGAAAAGGTTTTGGGGCTTGAATCTAAAGAGTATTTAAAGTCTAAGATTAAAGACGCTAAAGATGTTGTCATTAAGACAGAGAAGATGGACTCATCAGAAAAATACGGGCGCATCCTTGGATGGATATTCCTAGATGGATCTAAGGTATCAGTCAATGAACAAATGATTGCCGATGGATATGCCTGGGGATACCTAGGGGATACTAAGGTAAAGGACTTTGAAGCACTTGCTAAGGTAAGGGCTAAGAAGAAATAGACAAGATATAAATATTTTGCTATAATAATATACGGACTGCTCAATAGAGGGTCCGTATATTAATTTATTCGCTTGAAAGGGGAATAACATGGTAACACAATTCGCAATGGATTTATTTAATGATCCTTTTTTTATTGGCTTTAACAGGGACCTAGCCCGTCTAAATACTGCACACAAAATCAACTCTCAATCATATCCTCCGTATGATCTTCTTAAATTAGATGAAGACACATACAGGCTTTCGCTTGCTATTGCAGGTTTTACCAAGGAAGATATTAATGTTTCGGTAGACAATGGAACACTTATTATTAAGGGTGAAATTGTAGAAGTTACAGATGCAGAAATTGTTCACAAGGGTATTGCTGGTAGAAAGTTCGTCAGATCTTTTGCCCTAGGTGAATACATGGAAGTATCTGGTGCAGAGCTAAAAGACGGCATGCTACATATTAATGTGGATCGCATTGTTCCAGAAGAAAAAAAGCCTAAAGAAATTAAAATCAAGTAAGGTATAATAGAAATCTGCAACCCGTAACTGGGAAGTCGCAGATAGCGGGCCGTTACCCGCAGGATGGACCTGAGTATGTCCCGAAACTGCTCACTATAATTAAAGGATAGGTAATGCCAGTATACGAATACAAGTGCTCATATGATGATGCACACCCAACAATGTCAACTCATAGATCAATTATGGATGAAGACCCAGGCTATACATGTGTTGAATGTGAGTCAGAAATGACTAGACACTTTACTCCATTTGGTATACAGTTTAAAGGTAATGGTTTTTATAAAACAGATAATCCTAAATAGTTAAAGTGGTATAATTATTAAGTAAGCAAAGATATTGCATTACTTAGGAGACACCTAGTTGACTAGAAAGCTAAAGTATTTTTTAACCAGCCTTTTTATAATCGGCTGGCTTTTCCTTTTTAGTCCTAACTTTGCTAATGCTAATGAGCCTCCTGCTCCTGCAGAACAAGTTGTGGTAAGCCCTGCACAGCAGGCAGTAAACACAGCCATTGCAACCGCAACCACAGAAGTTGCACAAGCCGCAGCTGCATCTGATACAGCAACAGTGACTATAGCCACTGCGGTTGAATCAGTAACAGCGTCTAACACTGCTGTATCAGCAGCAAATACAGCGGTAGCAGCAGCGACGGCTGCGGTAGCAGAAGTATCAAATGTATCCTCAGCCGTAGAAACAGCAACAGCAGTTGTTCAAACAATTACTTCAACGGTAGCATCCGTTACAGAAGCCGTAGCAGCAATCCCAGTAAGCGCTACAACTCAAACACCAGAGGTTATAGCGGCACAAGCAGTAGTAACGCAAGCCGTTACTACCGTAGATTCTGCGGTAGCCACAGTAATATCAACAGCAACCCCATTAATGACAGAAACACCAACCACAGTTGCACAAGTAGCTACAGCAATTGCAACAGAAGTTGCCCAATCAGAGACAGCCACAGTTTTAGTTCAATCAGCACAGACAGCAGTAGATACGGCTACTACAACAGTTGCTACAGCAACTACGGCAGTGGCAGCAGTAACACCTGCACGGACAGAGGCTCAAACACAATTAACTCAAGCAAACGTAGCAATTAATAACGCTCAAGATGCAGTCAATGCTCTAGCGGCAACTATTGGCACTACCACAAATGTTTTATCTAATGTAGATGACGCTGGTGTTCGAATGAACCTTCCATTTAATTTACAAATGGGCGGAGTCACATACAATAATGTTTACGTCGGGTCCAATGCCACTATTACCTTTGGTGTAAATGAAGGTGCAAACTATTATTCTACTCCAAATGCACCTTCGATTTCTATAGCAGGGTATGACTGGACCACCTGGAGTAATGGATCTGGAATTACATATTCAACAACTACAAACACCCTTAGCGTTGCTTGGGATCTTAGAGTTTATCCCTTGCAAACAGCAGAGACACAAATGACTCAAGTTAGATTTAATGCCGATGTTAATCCAGCAGATGGGGCATGGCAAGCAGATGTAAGCGTGACTGGACCAATACCAAATGGTGCTAGGTTTAATGTAAGAGAGACTACAAATGGTCCCGTAACAAATATTAGTAATACAAGTACTACTACGGGATTTACTGGAACAATTAGTCAAGGCGCTGCATTTACTCCCACCCCTGATCCAGACAATGCAACAGTCTTGGCAGCAATCGATACAGCAAATGCACAAATTGCTACATTAAACTCAGCAGTTACTGCTATTGTTGCAACAAATACAGCAAATACAAATACAGTTATTGCACCAATTGCAACTGTTTCACAAAATACTGTAACGGCGTTATCAGCAGCAAGTACAACATTGACTGAAAAGGTGGCAGACCTTGCAATTGTTTCTACAGCCGTAGAAAAAGTAACTACCGCACCTACAATATTAGCAGTAGCACAAACAGTAATTGATGCAGTTCCTGCACCTGCACCTGAACCAGCCCCTACTCCACCTGCACCTGCACCAGCTCCTGAACCATCTCCTACTCCACCTGCACCTGAACCTGCACCAGCTCCTGAACCAGACCCTACTCCACCTGCACCAGCTCCTGAACCACCTGCAGAAGAACCACCTGCTGAAGAACCACCTGCTGAAGAACCACCTGCAGAAGAGCCACCTGCTGAAGAACCACCTGCTGAAGAACCACCTGCTGAAGAACCACCTGCAGAAGAACCACCTGCAGAAGAGCCACCTGCTGAAGAACCACCTGCAGAAGAACCACCTGCAGAAGAGCCACCTGCAGAAGAGCCACCTGCTGAAGAACCACCTGCTGAAGAACCACCTGCAGAAGAACCACCTGCAGAAGAGCCACCTGCTGAAGAACCACCTGCAGAAGAACCACCTGCAGAAGAGCCACCTGCAGAAGAGCCACCTGCAGAAGAACCAGAGGCGGGATCAGAAGAAGCAGTAGAAGAATCTGTTGATGACGCATTGTCTGATGGCAAAATAGATGCAGAGGAAGCAGAAGACATTTTAAATGAATTAGCAAGTGATGGTGAAGTAACTGCAGAAGAAGTTCAAGGCCTTGCAGATGCTTTATCTGAAGACGGAAAATTAACTAATGCAGAAAAAGAATTGATTGCGGACGCTCTTGTAGAGTCTATTGCTCCTGGAGAATCTTTAACTAAAGAGCAGATACAAGAAGCTGGAATTGAATATAAAGATTTGCCTGCATCTACTCCAGTTGAAGTAAGACAGGATGAAAACGGAAATGAAGTTGTTATTACGGCAGAGGTAGCAGCATCTTTGGTATTGCTTGAAAATCCTGCAGAGTTATTATCAACAGCATTTTCAGACCCTGGAGCGGCTATTCAGGCACTAAGCAATATAGGCGCAGATATGTCAGATGAAGAAAGAGAAGAGGCAACAGAAATGGTTGTAGCAACAGTTGTAGCAGCAGGTGCGGCAATTAATGCAGCAGCAGTTGCCACAGGAGGAGCCACTGGAGGTGGCACAGGAGGCGGAGGAAGTTCTGGTGGAGGCTCAGGAGCTAATTCACCAGGTCAAGGAGGCAGAAGAAAATGGTAAGAATAATAAAGAATATCCTAAAAGATATGGTAGACCAAGCATGGACCCTTCTTGGTATGTTTATTGCTTGGGTAGTTCTGGACGGAAGTGCAAAGACAATTGTTGGTTATGGAATCATGGCTACAACTGCTCTTTGGATAATTACAAGTCCGATCAGAAATAGAAACGAGGAATAAAATGGCAAAAGCATATATTGAAGAGCCAACACAGGTAGGATCAGGAGCAATTGCAAGCATTAACAATATTTTTATGCGAATAATTGCAGTATTTGCAGCATCAGGATTGTCCGTAATTGGAGCTGGAGCAGTAGTTGGTATTGAAACATATAAGGCTATTATATTGGCTGGAACCCTAGGAGTTGCTACAGTAGTTGAAAAACTTGCTCGTGGATTCTTAGATGATGGTAAATTAACAGTAGCCGAAATCAATGCAGCATTTTCAGCAGTAGATAAAAAATCTGCTAAGTAATGATATAATTGTACTATGAATAAATACCGCATTAAATTAGATGTAGAGGTTGAAGTAGAAGCCTTTAATCAAGAAGATGCAAGTGAATATATTCATGATATTTTTAATATAGATGACGAAATTAAAAAAGTTAATATCGTTAAAATAATAACTAAATAGTCGTTGACAAAGCCGCTGTTTCTCGTGTATACTTACAGAGTACAACGGTTTTGTGCATGATGGTCCATAGCTCAGTTGGTAGAGCGCCAAACTGTTAATTTGGATGTCCCAGGATCGAGACCTGGTGGACCAGCACATGCCCGAATGGTGGAATCGGTATACACGACAGACTTAAAATTTGTTGCTTCATAGCATGTCGGTTCAAGTCCGACTTCGGGTACTAGAAAAGGTAAAAGTAATTTGTTACATCTAACGGAGAAAGGTGTTGAGATTTTTATTAAAAGATCTCGCACAAAGTTACAGGAATCATTTTGGAATAATTATGATCTTGTAATTTGGAAAAAAGATAGTGGCGGCTATACTGACGTAAAAGGTATGTATAGGAAAGATGCTTGGGGTAAGGCAGAAAAGATTTCTGTCAGCCGTGAAGGAATCTGGGAACTGCCAAAACGATATGTCAAATATTTTAAATAGTTTAAATGTAGATGAAGATAATTTAGATTGGTACAAACTGGCCTTGTGCCTTGGTATGGATACAAATCTATTTTTTGATAAGTATGAAGCTGATGTAAACATAGCAAAGAGCATTGACGAGGCCTGTCTCTCCTGCCCAGTTATAAAGCTATGCTATGACAGCGGTGTTGCCAATAGCGATTACGGAATTTGGGGAGGGGTTTACTTAAACTCTGGATCTCATGATAAAGTAAGAAATGCCCATAAGACAAAAGATGTGTGGAAAAGAATAAAGGAAAAGCATGTTTATTGATAAGAATAAGAACCACTTTAAGTACGGAATAAATGAATGGACTGGCGAGCCCAATAAACCAACATTCTACAACAAAGAGATGGCTCTCAAAATAAGAGAACTAAAAAAGCCAACTCCAACTCTTGAAATGGACATAGTAAAGTATCCAGAGTTTTTAGCAATCAGATTATATGAAAATAATTTTGCACAATACGACGGCTCAATGAGAGTCAGAGTTATAGAATATGTAGAAATGGTAAAAAATATCTTGGAATCATATGGAGTAAGAGTAGAGCTTGAAGGAAAGCCAGGAGGAAAAAATCATGGATAAAGTATTGTGTTATTCTTGCAATAAAAGCAAGAACGAGCTTTCAGCAAAGAAATCTGTCTTGTTGCCAATAAATTTATTATTGTGTAAATCCTGTACAGACAACAAATTAGAGCCAAGATGGATAGTTATTTTAGCAGGAAGACAGTACGGTTCTGATCATGTAAAAGAGCATATTGCAAAAAAGAAATATGTAGGTCTAGATATAACAGCCTCTGAGTTATTAATTTAACATAGATTGTACGGTATAATATTCATATAATGAATATTCCCCTAACTGAGATACTAATAACTCTCTTTGCCGCCGCTATTAGCGGTCTGCTTACAGCTCAGATTGGCGCCAGAAGGTACAAAAAAGAAAGAATAGAGCATAGGGCAGAAAAAGCACACGACCAGCTTTTGCTAGAATTAAAAGATCTTGAGATTAAATTATATAAATTAGAAAAAGATCTAAATGAATGGAAAGACAAATACTTTGAGGCCTTACAGGAATTAATTCGTGTTAAGGCAGAATTAGAGGGAACTCTGCTTAAATTAAGCCATATAGAAATGCATTCCAATGAGGACTAGCCATACAAAAATAAAAATAGTATACTAATAACATGACTTGTATTGTTGCTATTGCCCAAAATGGTGTTGTGTATATGGGCTCCGACCACGCCGCCTCAGATGATAAAACTGGGTGGATCTTGTCAAGAAAAGAACCAAAGGTTTTTAAAAACGGTCAGTATGGAATTGCGTTTACAGACTCGTTCCGCATGGGGCAAATTCTTCAATACATGTGGACCCCTCCAAAATATACACCGACTAAAACAAATTCTGGTTTAGATAAGTTTATGCGAACTAAATTTGTTGACTCCGTTAAGCAGGCATTTAAAGATCACGGATACGGAAGCGTAGGATCTGCGTCAGAAGAAGACAGTGGTGGAATATTTATTGTTGGAGTATGTGGAAGACTTTTTACTGTAGACGAAGACTTTCATGTTGGAGAAAACATAGTTAACTATATGGCGGAAGGAAGCGGCGGACAGATAGCTCTTGGAGCACTACACGCAACAAAGAAGCAAAAGAACCCTAAGCTAAGGCTTAAAGCAGCATTAGAAGCGGCAACAGAGTTCAATATGAGCGTAGCAGCCCCCTATACATACATCCAAGTTTAGTGTATAATTGAATCATGGAAACTGTTGCCTACATACTGTTAGCTTTTTTTATCATATCCTCTTTTAGATGGATCAGAAATAGGTATGCTCTTGGAATATATTATATAAACAAGTTAGAAGAAGCGGCAGAACAGTCACAAAAGAGAGAATATCCTTTAAGCATAAGTGACCTAAAGCCAGAAAATTATGATCACGCAATGGATTTAAGAGGGTCACCAACACACTTATGCCCTTGTGGATGTAACATATGGAACGTAAAAGTTAT